ATCCAACCGTTATTTAAGTGCCAACGGTGAACATCTTGCGGTGTTGCCCGCTCATGGTGGTAATGGTGGTAAATAATGCGCGTGGTGCGTGTGCGCCGCTGTGGGGTCTGTGTAAACCTCAAAGCCGGGTTAGGTTGTTTGATAATAAATTTCATTCCTCATCGTCCTTTCTTTTTTTCGCTTTTTCACAAAGCCAATAGACAACAACTGACATAAATACGCCGTAAAACTCTACACGAATTTCAACGCCGCAAAATATCTTGTAAACAAAGATAAAGACGATCACTAATGAAATGATCGCCTTTACTGTAAAGAGGTTTGCAAGGTTTAATAAAAATTGTTCCCACGGTTTCAAGATAGCCGCCCCCCTTACTGCAATTTATCAACGATAAGCAAAATTTTATTTATCTTGCTTGCCATCTCGGTTTGGTTACTTAATGAGTTTTCAAGTTTAACCTTGATTTGCGCTACGTCCGTTTTTATTGCCGTCTGCCCGTTGTTCATATCGTCAATGCGCGTGTGTATGCGGTCTAACGTGGCTTTTGTGGCTTCCCCGTTGTTTTCAAGGGTAACATTTAGCTTTGATATGGCTATAGTGTTTTCCTTGATAACGTCCAGTATAAGCCGCTCACGTTCAATAAACTTGCTTTCGCGCTCTAAATGCTTATCGTGTTTAACCGCTTCTACATCTGCATCGCCCTTGCGCTTTTCCTTGCGGTCTTTCAAAACCATTCTATACAGCGGAATAACTACCAAAAGAAGGGCAATAGAGAGGATAACGAAAAATATATTTAATTCGCTTCCTGTGGCTTGTATTATGGCTTCGTATATTCCGTATGCGCCATCGGTCATAGCGTCCCGCCCCCTTTGGTTAAGGCGGTTTCCGCTAATGCGGTTACTTCCTCTACTTCCTTTTCCAGCGTTTCAAAATACGCGTGTTGACTTACAACGCTGTATAGTTTAGTTATTAACGCGGCTTGCCTTGCTACTGCGTCCGCTAAAAGTTCTACCGTTTCCATGTCGTAAGCCATTACGCATCCCCGCTTTCGGTGCTTTCTGCGTCCGGCGCGTTTTGTAATTGTTCTTCCAGCGCGGCAACTTCAAGGCGATGGGCTTCTCTCACGTTAAGCACGTCATTAAAGCATTTGCAATCCGCGCAAAATATCCGCTTAATGCAATCTGCTTCCGCTATGCTTATCGCATTAAAAGCCGCAAACGCTTCTATAGGCTTTTCCGGCGCGGTTGCAAGCGTCCTAAAATAGCTTTCCGCATGTTCTAATACAAGGTCGTTTGTCTGTTGCCTTGCGTTTTGTAAGCCGGATATACGGGCTTGTATGTCCTGTTTGGTTTCGTACCCTGCGGAAGCGGTCTTTTTTGCTCTTGCCATTGTAAAAACCTCCTTATTTTCGTGGCATTTTTGCTAACGGACTAACTCCGAAAAGTTTAATATACAACTTATCCATGTTGCGGATGGTCTTGTGGGCGTTTATGTTGCCGATATATCCGCGCCAACTCATGTAGGCGTTACGAATTTCCGGCATCGTCATTTTCCCGGCTGTATGGAATTTCTTAAACTTCTTTAGCTTCCGCCGCTGGCGTGTAATGCTCTTTTTGTTGGGACGCGCAAGTATGCGCCCGGTTTCGGTTAAGCTGAAATGCGTTTTTAAGAAGGTAAAACCCCTTGTAAGTTTTACAATGGCTGTTTTGTTGGGGCTTACCTTTATGCCTAACGCTTCATAGCGCGGCAACATAGCCGCTAAGATGTTTTGCGCCTGCTCTTTGCTCTCACAAATAAAATAGGAATCGTCCATATAGTGAGAGTAGTTTTTACAGCGCAAAACTTCTTTGATGTAGTGATCGTTGGCGTTGCAATATACAATAGCGTTTATTTGGCTTGCTTCGCTTCCTAGCCCTAGCCCGTGATCCCCAAAGGCATATACAAACTGCATAGCCAAGTTTACAAGCCGGGTATCTTCTCCAAAAGCCTTTAAGTAAATGTCCCTTATAGGCTCATGCCGGATATTGTCAAAGTATTTGCGGAAGTCCACCAACAAAATATAGCCATCTCTACCGTGCGCCCTAAAATGCCGCCTTAAATGCGTTTTAAGCCGCTTTATGGCAAAGTGGATGCCCTTATCCTTCACGCTTGCGCCGTTGTCATGGATTAACCCCGGCAAAAGGTGAGGAATAAGGGCATTTGTACATAGGCTCTTTTGTACTACTCTCTCCGAAAAATGAACGCTACGAATGTGCCGGGTCTTGCCGCGTTCGTGAATATTAAAGCTAATAAACCCCTTGCGTATGTCCTTACCGTCATTTAATGCCTTGCTGGTTTGGTAGACGTTACGCAAGATATTAGCCCAATATCTTTGTACGCTTGCTTTCCACATAACGCCCCGGCGGGACGCTTTGGCGGCTTTGTAGAGGTTTTCCGGGTCTATGACGCGCTCGAATGTGTAAAGCTCTAGCCGCTTCCGGCGTATGGCTTCACGCTTTGCCTTGCGCCTATGGTAACGCGCTTCTTTGCGCTCTTGACTTGTCAAAAAATGCACCTCGCACAATGTTTTATAGAGGGGTGTTCTAATTGCTTTGCAACAACGGGCATTAAATACGGCTTAACCCCACGCCATACAATGCAAGAAGCGTCCGCCCGGTTGCGTCAAGGTGCTAATTTACCCCTTCCGGGGAGGGTTATTACTTCCTTCCATAAAAGCGCGGGTTTCGGCTAAACGCTGTTTAGCTTACTACGGCTGGCTATACTAATACGGAATCACACGGGGACACGGATGCCCGTGTTCGTGGCGGTCGTGTTGTTGGCATTGCCGTTACTGTTGACAATTGCGGCATTGGTAGACGATCCGCCCCTAGCGGAAACTAACCACCAGTTGGCGCGGGACTGCCCCAAGGGATAATTAACAAATAATAACCCGTGCTATATTAACCCTTTTTTTGGGTATGCACCTTATTTTTTTGCCGCCATCCTTTTATGAGGTTAATTTCCTTAAAAATCTTTTCGCAAAGTTTTTCAAGGTCATTAACGCTAATAGGCAAGGTTTCAACCATCCAGCTTATGTGCTGTAAAATTTGCTCACAGGCTACAATAGCTTGGTTTTGATGTGCGCGGCGTTGCTGTAGCTCGGTTTCATTCGTGGGGTATATGGTATTTGCGGCGGTTATTTCAGACATTAGCTTTATTGCGTATTCAATCCCCGGCATAGCAAAAACAAAACGCCATCGCTTTGGGACTTTTTTCTCATTCATCAAATACCGCGTAAATTCCGCCCTTATTTCCGTGCCTGTTTTGTAAAATTCAAGCTCGGACAAATTGCGCTGTCTTGCTAAAACATTGCTCATAATTCCCCCTTAAAAGGCAATCGCGCCCCACAAGGGGGACGCGATTAAAAGACGCGTCAAGCGATACGGAAGCACACGGGGACACGGATGCCCGTGTGCGTGGCGGTCGCGCTGTAGGCATTGCCGAGACTGCCGACAACCGCGGCAACGGTAGACGATCCGCCCCTAGCGGAAACTAACCACCAGCTGGCGCGGGTACTTGTACCAACAATATTTTTAATCCGCTTCATATTTGTAGCAAATATGGGGTATTGCTGATAGCCGCCCGATCCCAACGCCATATTAGGGCTATTATTGCTTCCCCATTGCCTTGTGCCGTACACTTCAATTTCAGACGGCAACCATAATAACCCCATTTGCCGCCACGCCCAAGAATTATTCTCGGTCAAAAGTACGCCCGCCGTGTGCCTTGTTTCCATAAGGGCGTTTTTATCTAACATAACGGCGCGGGCTTCCGCTGGTATTTGACTTAAAAGCCCCGTTACCCTGTAATCAAAAACAGTTGTGGGCGGGTTTGCCGTTGCCCCGCTTGGTATTTCTCCCTGTAAACTATTAAGAAATAAGTTTACATGAGATGCAAGGTACGGCGTTGTTTGCGCCGCTAATCCGTTGTTATAGTTGGCTAAATTCCATTGAATAGGATCGGGGAATAGCTCCCGGCTTATCATGTCAATATGACGGGGTACAACTACCGATCCATAATTCAAGTAGGTATTTATCCCTGCTACTTCCATGTTGTAGGTGTTGCCGTTAATGACAAGGGGGATAAAATCCCCCGGCAATATCCCGCTAAAGTTATTTGCGCGTATTCGTGCTTGAATCCACGCCCACGGGTTGCCATTATGCGGCGCGGCGGCTATTTCCGCTTGGAAGCGTGTTGTTAAGTTTACGCCGGGATATATGCGGCTTGCGTCCAGCAATAAAGCCGCAATATCAGTTAGCCCGTTGTTAAGGCTTCCATCTATGCGGCTTATATCCTGTATGCCTTTGCCTAATTCTTGCTCTAAATACTTAAAATTTGCGTTTAAGTGGTTAAGCCCATCCGGGTCATGCGCCGGGATAGGGTCATGCGGTAAAGTAATAGCCATTTCCTCATCTCCTTATCAAAATTAAAGCTATGTTTCCGGCGGATAAGATATAAACGCCGCTTTGGTATTCGTATACGTTCCACGTTAGCCCTGCAAATTGCGGCGGCGCGTAAAGCGTTGCCGTGTTGGTGTTTATGTCAATGGCTATGCGGTGCTGTAGCGTGGTTAGTGTGGCATTTGTAAAGCCCCACGCTTCAAGCGGTGAGGATATGCCGCCCTCACATAAAAATAATTCCCATACACCTGTATAGTAATCGCTTGGAGTAATGGGAATTGTTTTTATTTTTGCCGTTGGTTGTACGCTGTAAAGTGCTTCAATATTGTTTACTAAAGCCCTGTAGTGCGCTTCCGTGAAGTTTACGCCCGCTACGGTGTTTTCCTCCCATGCTTGCGCCGCGCCTTGATAACCGCGCTCTACGGTTAAATTATTGCCGCTTATGGCTGTTACTCTCACGGTTTCGGCGTGTATGACGCTTCCGCCTAAAACAAGCAAAAAAGGTAGGGGAATGTCCGCAAGCTCCCCGGCGTTGTCCACGCCTATAATTGTGTCCGTTTCGGACACTTCCGCCGTTAAGAATGTTTCCGGGCTGTTTACCGCTCCGGGGTACATGGTTTGTAATTCTATCAAAGGTTTTCGCCCCCTCTCGAATTTGTAAATACATTGAGGTAAACCGCGCCCACTATGCGGCTTTGGCGGTTTGGGATAATCCGTATAGTGTGCCACGCGCCGCGAACAATACGCCCGCTTGTGTCCCTGCGTAAAAACGGGATAAGGTTTATATTGTTTAAGTTCGTGGTTACTGGTACGGCGTTACCGTCTACGTTAATGCTTATGCTGTCCGCCCTTTGCCCTTGGAATATACCAAACTCTATTTCGTGAGTATGATCCGGCATTGTAATGTTATGGCTGTGATCGGGTATCGTTACGCTGTGCGTATGGTTTGGTATGGTAACGCTATGCCCGTGGGCTGGTATTGTAACGGTGTGGCTGTGTCCCGGTATCGTTACCGTGTGACTATGCCCCGGAATAGTAACGGTGTGAGTATGTGCCATTCCGTGGGTATGGTTGCCGCCGTTATGGGTATGCGCCATCCCGTGCTGATGATTGCCGCCATTGTGGGTATGTGCCATTCCGTGGGTATGACCCGGTACATTGTGTGTATGTCCGACATTTAGCACAAAACCGTGTACATGCGACGCACTTCCAGCGGCGGCTGTCCACTGTACTGTTGCTTGATGAATATTTAATGTAAGTTGACTGTTCTGCATACCGCTGGTTGTATTTCCGCCTGATTCTGTTGTGCTTTGACTGCTTGCGCCGCTTGTAACCACGCCGCCGCCCTGTGTAGTGCTTTGACTGCTTGCGCCACTTGTAACTACGCCGCCGCCCTGCGTTGTATTTTGGCTACTTGCGCCGCTTGTGGGGCTTTGTGAATTTGTAGTAGAGGTTGTAGGGGCTTGCGTGTTGCTGGTTGAGGTCGTGGGCGTTTGCTGGGCTTGTTGTGTTGTGGTTTGCGTGGTTGCGCCGCCGTTTGATGTTGATGTAGACACGCCGCCGCCACTGGTTGATGTTGTTGTACGTCCGCCGCCGCCGCGTATAGCCCTTGAAAATGCCCGGTAAGGTTCTAGCTGTACCCTCATAATGGCTTTATTGACGTTTACCATTCCGGCATCTATGAAAATATCAACCGTTGTAGGGAAATTAGGCTCGGCGTTATCGGCAAAAGGAATAGTCTGTACAGTTTCCGCCCCCTGCGCGAACGTGTCATTTATGCGGCTACGTTCCTGTAGGGCGGCAATACTGCCCGCTACATTCCTGTCTTTATTTGCAATAATTACATTTATGTCCGCCGTGGTAACATCCGGCTTGTCTATCTCCATTATGCGGGTATCAAGGTCTATACCATCTTGCCTGTCAATTACCCTAACTACTTTACCCTCCCTAAACTCGTCAAAATCTTGTTTAGTGCGCTTGAAAAGGTCTATAGAATCTACGGAATAACTGACAAAGGGCATTTTTAACCGCTCTAACATTTTTTGCGCGGTTGCTTTCATGTTTTCCGCGTCCTCAAAGCGGCGATCCGTCCAGATACTTTCTACCACGCCCCAAAGGTCTATAGTATCGGCATCTAAAAATTCCACGCCGTTATTAACGTCCCTTATAGTTAGCTGGTTATCACCCTCTCCATATCCCAAAGGATAAAGCCGGGTTACTATGCTTGTTGCGTCCTCGTCTTTGGTAATGCCCTGCATATTTTTTCTGCGTCTAAGTTCGCATCCTATTTCAGTTTCCGCCCGGACTAAGTTAATAACCCACGGATATACTGTAGTGTCATAGGTAAAATGCCATTCATCAATAAACGGCTTTGGAACGTCAAAGAGTGCAAAAAGAAGGTTGGAGCTTTCCCACTTGTATAAAAATTGATGGTTAAACTCGCAACGCCCTAAAACCCAATTTCTTACGGTTTGGAAGCTCAAAATATAATTGATAACTTGCGGCGTAAATACTCCCCTATTGCCTATTTGGTGGAATTTGAAAAGTACGTTATTTATAAGCGTTGTTATAACGTGTTCAAGCTCATAATTAACAAAGCCTTTTTGTCCCCCACGGCTAAAGGTGCTTTTCTTTATGCGGAATAGCTCAATACGCCGCTTATCGTCAAATATTTCTACATAGTTAAATTTTTTGCAGTATTCATTTTTCGGATCGTCCGCCGGAAGTGTGAAGCGGGCTTTCCATATGCCATTATGGACTTGCTTATAGCCTATGCGCGTTGCCTTATCCAGCATAGCAAGCCGCTCCATGCGCTGGTTAAAGACTTGCGGAATATTTGCATTTCCCAAAATATCACCCCCACTATAACCATGCATCTTTCCAAAGAATATTTATGTTTGCGCGGTTGTTTTGGTTGCCACTTGTATAGACAATTTCATTTGTAGCGGGGTTTAGTAGGAAAAATTCACTATCACGGCTTAAATGACGCATAACATTCTGCCCGTTTAGCGTTATTGTCATGTCGTCCGTGTCTATGATAAGCTCCCCGCCCACGGGTATTGATAGCGTGGGTAAATGGATATGCTCATAGCGGAATATATTAAACCCTTCATTTTCGACAACTAAAAGAATATTTGCGCGTCCCTGTAAGCCAAAAACACGGTTAAGCCGCCCCGCTGATGAAAGAAGTATAGCCGCGCCCCCTTGAAACGGAATAGCGGCGGCAATGCGTCCGGCGGCGGTTAAGAGTATATCCGCGCTCCCCTGTATGGACTTTGCAATATTGATTTTATCCACGGCGGAATTAAGCAATATGTCCGCGCCGCCGCTGTAAACCAAAGCGGCATTAAGCCGCCCCTCTGCTTCTAAGGCAATGTTAGCATCGCCCCATATGGCTGTTACAATGTTTATATTTTCGCTTAGTTCCGCCCCTGCAAATATGGCAACCTCGGAAGGATCGAGAACGCGCCCCCGGATAATGCCGCTATTTTCGGCGGTCATGGTAATATGTGCGCTTCCCTCAATGATGCGCGGGACTGCCATAATTCCGCTTGCGGTTAATTCTATATTTACGCTTCCCACTAAGCCTATAAACGCCGTTATATTTCCGCTTGCGGATAATTCTATAACAGCTTCCCCTGTGAACGGTCGGGCGGCGGTTAAACAGGCTTCCGCGTGTAAATTCGTTTCGGCGGTTGCTATGCCGTCAAAGAAAACACTTTTACTAAGCCCCCGGTTAAAGCGTCCACGGTTAAAAGGTTGCCTATTGAACATTTAAGCCGCCCCCTTTCGTTTTATTTTAGTCCAGCGTGACATTAAGGGTATTAGCCCTAAATACTGCCTCGTCCCCTGCTTCGATTTGTCGCGGCGTGGGGACTGCCCCATGCGCTAAGAGGTTGCCGCCTGTTGCCGCTGTCAAAATGCCAAAGTGTGAAATGTTCCCCCAATTTGCTGTAGCAACCGGGAAACGTATTTCCGCGCTATTGGATATTTGCGCCCTTGTCCCCGCCGCCCCTGCTGGTCTGTCGGTCTGCTCCGGGGCTGTAAAGGTTGCTTGCCGCCGCGCATATGCGCCGCCTTGTACTTCCGTGCCTATGTTGGCATCGGTGGGGTCTGAAATGTACAACGCTAAAAATACTTGCGCCGGGGCTGTTGTGGGCGTGTTTCTAAAAAAGTGATTTAATACTGCTGATTCTAACCAATTTGAAGCGTTCATCGGTGTAATGCCCTCCTTGTTATTCTCAAATTTGTTATTACTGTTGTGCCTGTATTGCGTACAAATATTAGGCTTGGTGTGGGCTGTGTCCCATCACTCTCAATGGGTATCATGTTGCCGCCGCTAATATTTGTATTGATACTTTGCATAAAGTTAATTGTTTTTGCGAACGGTTGACACTCAAATACAACGCTTGCCCGCTTTGCGCGGATAAGTTGATCGGTGTCTACCGCTTCATACACTACGGCGGTATAGGCTCGGTGCGGCTCATCGTCAAAATAAAGTAAGCCCTTGCCGCTTAACCAATGCGCCACTTTTCGGGCAAGCTCTTGTAAAATACGTTCGTCCACGCTTATAAAGCATATATCTACTTCTACTTGCCGCGTGGCGTATGTTTCGTTGCCAAAGTCTACAGTTCCATGCCGCCCGCTAATTTCATAATCATTGCGGCGCAAAGGGGGCAAAAGCCCCCTTGATGCGTCCTCCATAGCAACTATATTAAATTCGCTACTATGCTTATCTGCATAAAAAAATCCTATCATGGTTGTAAAATAGCACCCCCGATCCGGCTCTCATCGTCTGTATCGCCTAAAAGCTCCTTTTTAACCGCTCTTGCAAGTTTTCTAATGTCGCTTTCTTCACGAATTACAGGATTATGAATATTAACCGTAAAACTTGGCGGCGCGGCTGGGGCTGATGAAGCATAAGGCGGCGGACTTGCCGCTTTGCGTATATGAGTTTCCATAGCGGGTACAGCGGTTTGCATACCCTGTAAAACGCTCCCCGCGCTTTCAATAAGCCCGGAAGGGTCAACGCTAAGACTGTCTAGGACGTTTTCAGTTATCTTTTTGCATACCTCTACAAGCTCTTTACCCTTTGCTTTCATGCGGATAATTAAGCCATCGCCTATATGGTTTGCTATTTCCATTGACTTACGGCTTGGTGAGTTTATAGCCGCCGCCGCTCTCATAGCCGCAAGCGCGTTGTTAATCATGTTTTGGGCGGCGTTTGAAACAATGCCGCCGCCGTTGTTTATGCCACGGGCTACACCGTTTGCCATTTCTTGCCCTATGCTGTCAAAATGTGCGTTCATAACTGCCATATCTGCAATACGGCGCATATCCTCAATTTGACGGCGTACAGCGTCATCTACATCCGGCATTTGCTGTATAGTGTCCGCAATGCCACGGATAAAGGCGCGGGCTAAGTCCCTAGCGGTATCTACTACCCTTGGCTCTATGTCCTTTGTGCCTTTTATTAAACCTTCCCCGGCGTGTATGGCTATTTTTTTGGTTTTGCGGCTCGGTGATCGTATTTCTAATTCACCCTCTAAGCCGTCAAGGTAACTAGCCCCGGTATCTTGCCCCGCTTGTGTTACTTCCCCTTGCATACTGTCTATACCGCTTGTAAAGCCCTCTACGGCATTTGTACCCGCTTCATCAAAGCCGATTGTAGCCACGGTATCACTAAGAGAGTTAAAAGCGTTGTTTATTTGGTCTACTAGCGCATCCTCCATACTTTGGTTAGTTAAAATAGCTTCCGCTACTTTGTCTATAAGCTCCCCGGCGGATTGTGCAACGCCTGTAGGGTCAAGCTCCCTTTGCATACTTTCAAGGGCAACGCGTGTACTTTCCTCAAATGCTGTATTAAGTGCGTCCAGTTCCTCATCGGAAGCGTTTACAAGCTCCCTAACGGTTGCGGCGGCTTCTACCCCGCCATCCCTAAGTTGCTGTATTAGCCCCTCGTCTACGCCGCGCTCTACAAGAATTGCAATGTTTTTACTCCATTCCTCTACGGCGCGGGCGTTGTCTTGCAAGTTTTGGGTAAGCTCGGTAACAGAAACGGCGGCGGCTTCCGTAACAGTTCTAAAAGCGTTTGCCGCTACACGGTAATAACGCTCATAAGACTGCGTAACCTTTCTTACTGCGTCCTCTTGCGCCTTTTCCCATTCTTCAAGGCTGAATACTTGCCGCCCTACTGCGTCCGTTACGCCGTCTATTGATCCTTCCGCGTCCTCCATCGCTTCCGCAATAGCGGCGGCGGCTTCCGCCGCTTCCCGTTGTGTCCTCTCCAAGTCCGCCAAAGATTGAGAGTAAATATCAATGCTTTCGGCTAAAGCGTCTTGCATTTCTGCATTAGCCGCAAGCGCGGTATTATATCCTTCCTCTGCGGCTATTAGGTCTTGTATAGCCGATTCTAAGGCGCGGCGGTCTGCCCTGCGGCGGTTTGTGCCATCGTTAAGCTGTTCCTCTAAGGCTTCCCGCTGTTCTGCTACGGTCATTGCTTCGCGCTGTAGCTCTATAGCTTCCCGCTCTAAGCGCATCCGTTCCTCTATTTGTGCGTCAAGGGCGGCGCGTTTTTCGGCGGCGCGTATATATGCGTTAAGTGCGTCCGCGCTCATGTTCATAGCCCCGGTATTTTCATCAATAGCCAAGGTTAAGCCGGGTACGCTGTCATTAAGGGCGGCTATATACCGCTCTAGCATTTCCATTTCACCCGCGCTAAGTTCTTGCTTGCTGGTTAAATACTCTACAGCGTCCGCCATTTCTCGAACGTGTTTATTACTGTCTTGCATTTGGGCGTTATTTTGCTGGAAGCGTTCCGCCGCGTTCGCGCTTGCTTCCGCTAATTGGTTTTGACGCTCTACAAGTCTTTCCGTTTCCGCGCTCATTTCTGCGTATGCTTCACTTTGGCGGTTTACTCGGATAATCAAGTAAGCAATACCCGCCGCAAGCGCGGCAACCCCGGCAATTATAAGCCCTAAAGGATTTGCAAGCATAACGGCTTTTAGTTTAATAAATGCCGCCTTAACCGCCGCAAGTCCCCCGGTTACTACAGCGGACACGGCTGTAAAGCCCTTCATAGCTGTAGCTTTTATGCTAAATGCCGTTGTAGCGGCTTTTGTGGCGGCTGTTTGCCCTGTCATAGCGGCTAATAGCTTTGTATTTGCGGCGGTGTATGCGGCGGTTGCCGTGGTTAAAAGCGGTATTTTTGCGGTAAAATACGCCTTTGCGCCCCCTGCCGCGCCTATTGCCGTTGCCATTTTCCCAAAGCCCGCCGTTATTTTCCCGGCTGTTGCTACAAGTTTTCCGCCGATAATTAAAACCGGGCCGATGGCGGCGGCTACTCCGGCAAACTTTATAATAGTGCGCTGTGTCCCTTCATCAAGGGAAGCGAAACGCTGAATAAGCCCGCTAAAGGCTTCCGCAAGCCTTAAAGCGTGGGGCATAAGGTGATCGGCTATTTGTAGCTTAATTTCTTCCATTGTTGCCCGTACCTGTTGCCCTGTACCTATTAAGCCGTCTTGCTGTATGCCCGCCATTTCAAAGGCAAGCCCTGTACCCTCTGTAGCGTCTGCAAGCTCGTACATTTCGGGTATAAGCTCTCTTAGTGCGTCCCGCTGGGTAAATAGCTCATCGGCAAAGGCTGTACCCATGTCCGTGCCTAGCTCTTGTAAGAGGTTATGCCGCAATAAGGCATCGCCGCTTTCCTCTACAGCGTCCGCAAGCTCAAAGAGTACATCAAGGGCGTTTCTGTTTGCGTCTGTTATGTCAAAAGTAGACACGCCTAACTCGTCAAATATTGCCACAAGGTCATCGCTCGGTGTTATGAGGTCGCGTATAACGGTATTCATACCACTGTATGCCTGTGCGCCTTTTATTCCGGCGGCGTAAAGAGAAGAAAATACGGCGGTTGCTTCCGTGCCGCTTATCCCGGCTGTTTGTAAAGCCGCGTTTGTCCTAAATAAATAATCTTGTAAAGTGCTTAACCCTATGCCCGTCCGTTGGTTTGCCGCCGCGAAAAGGTTTATATACTTTTCTGCATACCCGGCATCCTTGCCAACTTTCATAAGGTATTCACCTAAAAAGGCGGCTGTACTGCCTAAGTCATCCCCTACGGCGGTTGCTAATACCATTGACATACGCATAAGTTCCGTTGCGTGTTCCGCGTCTTGCCCTCTTACGGCAACATCGGCATAGGCGGCGGCTATTTCCCTTGCGGTAAATGCGCCATAATCCCCGGACAAAGCCATCGCCCTAAATTCCTTACTTAGTGCGTGTACCTCGTCCGCCGTCATTCCTGTACGCGCTTGGACTGTACCCATCGAATTATCAAAGTCCGCCGCTACAGCTATTGCCGCCGCTCCCATAGCAACGATAGGCGCGGTAACTGCAAGGGACATAGTTTTACCTACGTCTTGCATACGCTTACCCGCCGCTTGCATTTTCTCCCCGGCGGCTTCCATTTTTTGCCCTAATTCCGTCCAGCGTTGCCCTCTTATGGCGCGTTCCTGTTCCTCCAAAGCGGCTGTAACCTCACTTAGTTGGCGTTCAAGCCCGATCCCCTTGGCTTCTACGTTGCCTAATTTGGTTGCTAAAACTTGCGCTTCCCTTGAATTTTCGCCGTATTCCTCGGTGGCTCTCTGTAGTTCCTCGGTAAGCCGCCTTTGTTCCTCTTGGTTAAGTTTAACGGCGTTGGTGAGGTGCGTTTTTTGGGCGGTTAGGGTTTCTACGTTTTGTTCATTTTTGCCGTAAGCGGCTGTAACCTTGTTTAATTCGGCTTGGCTGGCTTTAAGTGCGCGGTTAATTTCTCCCATGCTTTGCTTAAAGTCCGCCGCGCCGTTTATAGCCAAGTCTAACGCCGCGTGTCTGATTGTTTCCGCCGCCGCCATAGTTTCACCCCGCTTTTACCAATACCCATCCGGCAACTGGTCAAATGTTAATATTTTGCGTTCTTCTACCACTTCCGCCGCCGCTGGCTTGCCTTTACGCTTTGCGCCGTTGACTATTAGCCATTGTTGGACGTTGCCATAATAAAAATAAAAGGTGCTTTCCATGAATTGCTCATACGTCCAGTTAAGCCGCGTATTTGCAAAATGGATATGATAAAACCAGTTAAAATCTATGTCGGCGGAAGCTACTTTTTTTCGTCCGCGCCCTCCGGCTCGTCCGCTATTGCGCTTTCTACTTTTTGGGTACGGTCAAAAAGTTCTACGATTTTCGGCGTAATTTCCGCAACAAAATTTACATCGTGATCCATATCGTCAAACATATCACGCGTAACATTTACGCCGCCGCTTTTGAGGGTCACATAGAGAACGTCAAAAACTTCGTTAAGCTCAAATGCGCCGCTTGCCAACTTGTCGAATAGGTCAAAGTATTTAACGCCCCACATTTCGCAAAGCTCTTTTACGGCTTTGTTAGGCATCCGCGCCGGGTATTCCTTGCCGTGAATATCTATTAAAACAGGCTCTAACCTCTTTAATTCAAATTCCATAAGTCAATACCTCCAAAATAAAAGAATCCGCCCACGGTGTTTTAATTCCGTGGGCGGTGCTGTGGCTCTTAATCGTCATCCGGGTCTGTCGGTGGGTCTTGCGGTGGGTCTGTCGGCGGCGTGTCGGTGTCCGCATCTGCCTTTTCACGTTCGGGTATTTGATCCTCCCGGTAAATAGGCATTAAGAAAAATTGCGCTTTTTCCAAAGGCTTATAGCCCGCTTCCTTATCGGCGTTGGTGTTGTAGCGTGTACGCCAAAGGTTGTTATAAGGGATAACCCTAACGGCATAATTCCGCTCTGGGTCTGGTATTTCCGCCGTGCGTGTTTGGTGGTTTTCCTCCGTGGGCGTAAGTTTGCATACAGGATGCCAATAAAACATAAAACTGCCATCGCTGTTTTCGCCCCAATAGCCAAAAGCAAACTCACGCTCAATGTCATTTGTGCGGTTAAAGGTAAAGCCCGCGTCTTTTGCCGCGCCCTCTATCCTGTCAAGCAAATAAGCCGGAAGCGTAACGGCGTTTAGTGCGATATTTGCCCCGGCTGTCCTGTTGAGATAATCAAAGAGGATGCCGCTTGCGTATACTTCCAATTCTGATACTGTCCGGGTAAGCCCTAGTGTTTTAATAGTAGGGACTTCTAAAACGGTATCTTCATAGGAAATGTCTGTATTTGTGCGCTCTTTGATTAAGCAAAAGTAAGCCGATCCGATGGTTACTTCGTATTCCGGCTTGATAAACTCTATTTTTCTATCCATGCGCTTAACCTCCTATTTCTTGTTGGTATGTTTCAATCATGCGCCGCCCTATGTTGTCACGTTCGGCGGCAAAAGCCGGGCGGATATGTGGATTTTGTACAACTCTACCCCGCTGTGCTACTTTGCGCCACTGTCTAACGGAACGCTTGCCGCGTTTACCTTTTAACGGTCTCCATCCGTCCTCATGGAATCGTCCATAAAAACCCTTGTCGCGCCATCCAATACGCTGTTTTTCTGTACTCTCATCGTATTCATGGGCTATGCTCCCCGCAAGCGTTCCCGTGCGTCTGCCGGGTCTTGGTGCAATTCTTGCGCGACTAACAAGCACATCCGCTCCGGCGGATAAGACTTTACGCTTAACGCGTGGGTCTGTGATACGTTCCGCCATCCGCTCCAAGTCCCCGGCTAATTCATCAAAACCGTTGCTATTTGCCATAACCGCGCCCCCCTTTATTTTTTCGGTGCTTTAGGCGGCTTTGGTGGCTTTTCGGTTTCTGCCGCCGCTTCCGGCGTGGTTTCTTCCGGCTCGGTTGGTGGGTCTGTGGTTTCTTCCGGCTTTGGCGGCTCGTCCGCGTCCGGCTTTGGCTTTTCTTCCGCCGCCGGGGGCTTCTTGGTTTCGGCTGTGTCCGCGCCGTCCTCGTCCGTGGCTTCTACAACCTCTACCGCGTCCGCTTCGTTATCCTCCGGGACGCTGTAGGAAGTGTCCTTACCTCCAAGGAATACGGCAATATCTTTTAACACGTCCGCCGCCCTTAACTTGCTTCTAAAAAGTCCCATAGACATCCCCGCTACACCAACGGAATAATACCTATATACTTTCCCTGCGGTTTCCGCCGGAAGCTCTACACTCCCCACGCTGTACATTTGACAATCGCCGCAAGTAAAAATTTGTTGCTTGTCTTGACTTATAATTAGTTTCATAAGCTCATACCTCCATATCTCGCACAATAGTAGCGTCAAATTGAGTATGAATAATCTCGTCATCCTCGTACCATATTGTGACAGTAGTAAAATTTATTTTGCGTTTAAGCAAAGCAATTTTTAGCTTATCTAGCGTGGGGTCAAACGCTGTTTTTGTAAAGTGGTCTATTCCAACGCTTGTAAGCTCACGCCATGCGTTGCCGCTTGCGTGGTTGTACCTTGTGCCAAGTTCGCGGAATACAGTATAGGGATATTCCGTTAGTTGTGCTTTGTAGTGGGCTACAGGGATGCCCGCTTCTCTCAAAACGTCCCTAAGTTTCTGCAATGTCATATTTTCGCGTCACCCTTTCCAGCGTTATTTCTGTAATAGCAACGCCCTTTTTAACCGTGGAAAATGTGCGCCCCACGTCATAAGGTGTCTTGCCTATAATGACAACGTGCTTATTACAAAGGCTTTTGTCTTGATGAATTTGTATGCGCCGCTCTATAGCTGTTTCCGCTTGCTTGGCGGCGTAATACTCATCGGCTGTAAAGCTGATTTCTCCATAAAAAGCCTTGCGTATAAGCGTAAGCGGCGTAACGTCCATAACGCCGCTGTTTTCCTCGGTGACTATTTTTTGATAGATTTTCAAAACTCCATCGTCAAACACTATAATCACCCGCCACGCTTAAAGAGTTTCTAAGGGATTCATAGGACTGTAAAAATTTTTCGCCTGTGTTGGCAAAGCCAAAATGCCCCTTTGCGTAAAGAGTAACCGCCCTTAAAATAAGCGGGTCATCGTCTGTGTATTTCACGATGCCCGCTAATTTAAGGTCAAGTTTGCAACCCTCTATAATGTCTAATATTTCCGTGTCGTAATCATCTTCCAGCAAACGCAAGGACAATTTAACCGCGTCCAGCATAGGGAAACACCCCCTTACAGTCTTTTGCTTACGACAACCAACGATCCGTTATCCACGGCTTGCCCGTCTACAAGCGTTACGGCTACGCTAACCATGTCATCGGTGTCGTTGTCCCTAAAGCGGCGTACACCCATGTTAAGGTTAGTATTAAGGATATAGTCCTTAAAGTTAAACAGGAACATAAAAGGCGTTCCCGCCGGAAGGTTGACATCGTAAGACGGCAAATAGTCACACAAAACAACCTCACGCCCCATAAGGGTACGCTCCGGCTTGTTTGCCGCCCCGCCCCGGTTGGTCTGCCCTATTGGTTGCCCATTATCGTCCCTTAGTGTTGCGTATTTCATAAAGGTAGTTTTTGTCATACACCATTTTGTATTGCGCTCGTACTGCGTGGGCAACGCGGATTCAACTTCTATAAGGTCATCATAAGATACGGATTGCGTTTCTATAAGCTGTCCCGCCTTTGGTGCGGTTGTCAAAATGCCCCTCGGTTGCCCTACGCCTGTACCGTTTATGATAGCGTCCTCAATAGCCATAACCATCGCTTCTACCACGTTGCTAATTAAGTGGGCTTCAAATATGGCAAGTGCCATAGTTTCAACTTCTAAGGTAACGGCTACAGCGCAACGCAATTTATGGTACGCAAAAACAATCTCCCCGGTGGGTTTCTTTTGGCGTGGACTTCCCGCGCCCTCGGCAACCCATGTAGCAATAGGCTTTACGCTGGAAGTAGGTATACGCAAGCCGCCTTGGTGCGCCGTGCGCGTTACAAGCGGTAATATCATGCCGCTGTTTTCCATTTCCTCAATAATGCGGTTTAGCGTGGGCGTGGGAATAACCGATCCTACGTCCGTTGTGTGTGTCGTACCCTCCATCCTGTATTGCGTGGGTATCGCTGTACCGCGTAAAACGTGATTCATAAATGCGCGGCGGTATTCCATTGTAGCAAAACGGTCATCGTCCGCCGCGTCCTCATTGCCGCCGCTCATGTTAAGGCGGCTTAATACGCTTGGAGTGTTGCCGCCGCCCGTGCCGCGTCCTTCCGCTACGGAATTTCTTAACGCCGCCCGCCGCTGGTTAAGCTCTAACAAGCCGCGCCGCTCTGTTTGCAAGTTTTCCGCTTCTGTTTCGAGTGCGGACATTTCCGCATCGGTGGTTACTGTGTTAATCTCGGCGGCTATAGCGGTTAAGCGTTCTTCTATTTCCTGTCCGCGTCTGCTTGCCGCCCTTTCCTCATTGAAAAATTGCAAGTCAAGAGGAATTAAAGAGTTGTTTTTCATACCGTTGTACCTCCATTTAGTTTTAATTTTAAGGCTAATTGCCTTACTCTAAGCCCTAGCCGCTCCGACTGACTTGTAACGTAACTCCTACGCTCAATGCCACGGGCTGATATATCAGTATCGCCGTTAGCGGGTATGCTCACGGCGGACACGTCATATATTTTCTTTATTTTGTTAATGCGCCACGTTTTGGTAGCTTCGTCAAAGGTTTCATCTGCAATAGTGAACGCCCAAGACATTTTAGTTACAAGCCCCGCGCTTATTTCCTCGTACATTTCTTTAGCGGCGGTGCTTTTGGAGAGATCGGCATAAATAAAAAGCCCTTTGCTGTCCGTTTCAATCCCTAATGTTCCGTTAGATTGCCGCGCAAGGACTTTACCCCTATGATCGAATTGGAAAATTACATCGGATATATCCGCGCCGCTTAAAGCGTCCGGGGCTATTTCCTCATAATATTTTACGTCCCCCCACTCATAGAGTAAGTAGCGCGTAAAGGTTGTTGCATAACCTTCTACATAGTAATTGCTATCTATGCGCTTTTTGGTTGCGTCCCCTGCCAACGCTAAAAGCGGCGTTGCAAGGTTGCGGTATTCCCGCTCTTTTACTTTAGGCATTATTAGCACCCCCTACAGGAATTTCCGGGCTTGGCGTTGGCGGCTCGTCCGGGTTATCGTGTAATTTTTCAAGCTGTGAGTATTCCTTACGGATATAACGCTTTTCGCCGCCCTCTATGTGTTCCCATCCCCACAAGTCCATAACATCATTTATAGACATAAGCCCACGGTCAAACATTTGTGTAGACATTTGTAACCGTGTGCTATTGCTTGCGTACTGGATAAGATTAGATGCAAAAGTAATCTTGTTTCCAAAAGCAAGCTCACGCCGGGAAAATGTCATAGTTGACATTGCAAGCGATAACTGCAACGCGAACGGTGCTATTTTCCCTTCGTGGTATGCGTTCCATTGGTATTCATCGTACTTGTTTTGTAAAATAGCTTCGTTCGTACCAAAGTAATTAAATACGTTTTCTTGTATCTGCTTCATTTGTGCCGGGTTTACGTTTAGCGGCTTGCTGTCTATCGGCTTTACGTCCTCAAACTTGGCATCGTAAACTAATGCGCCGCCGTTGTTTTCCACGCCTAAATTATCCGTTCTGAATTTTTCCCGCGCCTTGTCTACGTCCGCTTCCTTAACGGCGCGTCCCATTTTTGCAAGGAAGCGAATAACGGCGGAATTTTTCAAGGCGTTAATTATGCCTTGGTTTTGGGCGTGTATCACTTGCATCGTTGGTTTTAATGCGGCGTTATCGCTTCCAAAAAAATCATCTTTGTATTGAAATTGAGTAACTACGCCCACTTTTTCAAACTCAATAGCCGCCCGCTTCCCATTGTTGAACGTGTAGCGTAACCATGCTACGCCGTTTACGTCCATTACTTCACAATTAGCCGGAAGCAAGGGGAAGTAACCCACAATCGCGCCGTAATCATCTTCAATAGGCACTATAAAAGCGTTGTTATTTACAGACAAAATTGTAGCAACCCTGTAAATAAACTGGCTTGTATTCATAAACGGATTAGGGCGGAATTGTAGCACGTTGTTAAGGCT